AGGCGGAGTAGCTCACCTCGATCGCTATTGCTTGAGCTAGGGCGCGATCGCCAGCGACGACACCTAGCCAAGCGGCTGCCTGAAGTTCGGGCAGTTGAGGGCGATCGCATTGACGTGGACGCCCTCGCCTCAAACCTGGCGGACTGGGCAAAACCGCTCTTGCAGCCCTACCGCTACAAGTGCCTGTGGGGAGGCCGCGGATCTGGCAAAAGTTACGCCGCCGCAGACGCCTTGCTGATTACCGGAATTCAGCGCAAAATCCGGGTGCTGTGTGCCCGTGAGTTTCAGATCTCAATCAAAGACTCAGTGCACCACCTGCTGAAAGAGCGAATTGAGGCGTTGGGGCTATCAAGCCTGTACTGGGTTCAGCGCGATCGCATCCTTGGCAGCAACGGCAGCGAGTTTATCTTTAAGGGCGTTCGTCACAACGTGCAATCAATCAAGTCCACCAGCGCCCTGACGCACTGCTGGATCGAAGAGGCGCAAACAATCAGCGCCGAAAGCTGGCAAATCCTGATCCCAACCATTCGATCGCCTGAATCCGAAATCTGGGTGACGTTCAACCCGCTGCGAGAGTCGGACGTGGTGTATCAGGAGCTGGTAGTTAAGGGGCGCGATCGCGCTTACGTCCGTCAAATCAACTGGGATCAGAACCCTTGGTTCCCGGCAGTTCTAGACGAAGAACGCCGCGCCATGCAGCGCACGGATCAAAATGCCTATCAGCACATCTGGGAGGGCGGATTCTGGGAGAAGTCCGATGCACAGATCCTCGGCAAGTGGGAGGTGCAAGAGTTTGAGCCTGCACCTGGCTGGGACGGGCCGTACTACGGTGCCGACTTCGGCTTTGCTCAAGACCCAACCGCCTTGGTGCGCTGCTGGATTGGCGATCGCTGCCTGTGGGTGGAGCATGAGAGCTGCCACACCGCCTTGGAGCTAGACGACACGGCGGACGTGTGGCGGGCGGAAGTGCCGGAGTGCGATCGCCATGCAATCCGCGCCGACAGCTCTAGGCCGGAGACGATTAGCTACCTGAGCAGGCACGGGATGCCTGGGATTGAAGGCGTTGCCAAGTGGGGTGGCAGCGTAGAAGACGGCATCACGTTTTTGCGGAGCTTTGACAAAATCGTGATTCACCCGCGTTGTAAGCACACTGTCGAAGAGGCGCGGCTGTATCGCTACAAGACCGACCGCATAACGGGTGACGTGTTGCCCGTCGTGCTGGATGCCCACAACCACCTGATCGACGCGATCCGCTATGCCCTGGCGCCCGCAATCCAGGCGCGATCGCCCGCCAAACGCCACACCCCCAGAGCAACCACCAACTGGTAGGGAACCTTTACAAAAAGGCTTTTGAGCATGTACGCAAGCGACCTGACCAACCTGGATTGGTATCACGGCGACGACCTGTTCCGGCTGGCGTGGATCGGGCCACGCTTCCGGGAGACAGACCCGAAGTATGGTGACAAGATGAGCGAGTTGCGCCGCGTCTTCCAGGGGCACAACGTTCTTAAAGAACTGGTTGACAATTGGAAGGACGGGCTGATCTCCCAGCCGTTTACCTGGAATCTGAAGACCCCGGAGGGCGATCGCACGGATGCCCCCGCCGCCGAAATCGCCTTGCAGCGCTGGCTGGATTGGGTCAATCAGCAGGCAACCGAACTCGACCCCGCCGCCTCCAACTTTGAGCCAGCGGATGTGTGGGCAGAATTTATCCTCTCGCTGGGCGTAATTGGCGAGGGCAACCTGCGACTGTGGCAGCCGAAGCGGTTTGCAGATGACCCCGACCCAATTCACCGAATCCACCTGCACGCGCCCAAAGCAGGCGGTATCATGCTGAGGCGCGACGATGACGGCTTCATTGAGGAGATTTCCTACAGCTACGGGCGCGGCGGCTACGAGCGCTATCAGGTGGAGGGCGATCGCGTGATTGTGCAGACGCTAGACGAGGAATTGGAGATCGACACGGGCGGGCGCTGGCCCGTTCAGCACGTTCGAGGGCGATCGCTCCTCAGTCAGTCCGCAAAGCAAAAGCAGGCGGGCATTTGCCATGCCCTGACGATGCTTGTCCGCAATCAGTCGATCGCGGGTTTCAAAGAACGCACCCTGATCAACTGCGAGTTTCCAGAAGAGGACGTAGAGCGCGGGCCGGGAATCGACCAATACCTCTACGGCATCCCCCAGGGCGATCCGCGTGAGCCGAACTACGCCAGCCCTAGCGTGGTGGAATCGCAGCCCGTGGGGATTGGCAGCTTTGTGGAGGCGGTGCAGCTCTACCGCACGTTGCTCTATCTGGAGTTCAAGCAGGGACACCTGCTCAGTGCAGGCGATGGGGGACTGAGTGGGGAAAGCCGGATTCAGATGCGGCAAGGGTTTGAGCTGCATTTGCGCGGCTGGAAGCGTCCAGTCGAGGGGGCGATCGCCAACGTGCTGAACATTGTGCTGCGACTGCTGGGCTACGGCGACCTGCAAGCCGTCGTTTCGCTCAATATCACGACAGGTAAGCTGAGTGCCGAAGAGCGGCGGCAACTGCTAGAGGAGTACAACGCGGGGCTGCTTAGCAAGTCCACGGCGATCGCCACGCTGGGCACCGTCGGCGACGTAGACTCAGAGCTGGCGCTGCTGGACGAGGAACGCAGAGAGCAAGAGGCGCGGCAAGCTGTGCCGCTAGACGACACCGCCGATCCACCCGCTCGACAGCAGCCGGAGGAACAGCCGGAGGGCGTGACCGATGCCGCTTAGTGGCGATCGCCTCGAACGGCTGATCCTCCAATACGACCGCAACTTAAACGGCGCTGAGTCCGTTGTGCTGGAGCGAGTTGATTCGGCATTGCTCAGAGCCTACCGGGCGCTAGAGCAGGAGCTGCTGAGGAGCTACAGGCGCAACGCAGACGCGCCGCTGCTGCCGAATCAGCGCAGACTGCTGGTGATGGACGAGATTAGCGCCTATCTGAACTTGCTGGGGTCGGGCGATCGCGCTCAGGTTCAGTCCGATTTTGAGAGGCTGCTGCTGGGATCAACCGAAGCGGGCACGAGACTGTCTGAGGAGCTGATCCGGGCGATCGCCAACGAATCGCTACAGCCCTTCGCGGGCGTTCCGCTGGATGCGGTGCGGCTGCAAGCCGAAACCTCAGCAGCCCGCCTATACCGCTGGTCTGATGATTTCAAGCTAAAGATTTCCGGCGTAGTCGAGATGGGGCTGGCTGCTGGCAGCAGTCCGCAAAAAATCGCCACCGCGCTGCGTTCAGAGCTGGGAATCGTGCGGGGCAGGGCAGAGGCGATCGCCCGCACAGAATCCCTAAGCGCGTTCAACCTCGCAGCGCAGTCTCGCTATCAGGCGCAGGGCATCAGCCAGGTGCAACTGATAGCGACCGCAGACAATCGCATCTGTCCCTACTGTGCCGGGCGCAATGGCAACGTATATCGGCTGGGTGATATTGCCGTGCCGCTCCATGTGCGCTGTAGATGTTTTTTGATACCTTGGAAGCCGGAGTGGGCAGCGGCGGGGCTGACGGATGATGCTTGGGTGAGTGAGTTTAGGGCGAGGGCGATCGCCGAACTGAGCGAGGCAGGGCAACAGCCGAATTATGGGCTTGCACCGTTTGAGCGGGCAAACGGGCGAACCGAGCCACCCACGCCAATCCGCAGCTTTTGAAAGCGTTTCCCTTCCAGCACCCAACCGGGTGCTTTTTTATTGCCGGGAACTCTCGCAGCAGTTGAGTTGCATACCCGCGCATGGATTTCAAACAGGCGATCGCCAAACTGAAGACTCTGGAAGTCGAAGGCGTTGCAGAACTGGTGTCTGCCGTCGAAGGCAGGATCGCTGATCTCGAAGCCGATAAGTTCGGCGTGATTGGTGAGAAGCGAAACGCTCTTGCCAAGGCGACGACTTATGAACAGGCACTGCTGGCGACGGCTAAGGCTCTGGGAGTCGAAGGCGGCATCGAAGCAGTGATCGGCAATATCGAACCCACAGCGCGGGCGATCGCCTCGGATGCGTCGCAGCTCCGCACTGAAAAGACGGCGCTAGAGACGCGAGTGAGCGAGGCGGAAACAAAGGCGATCGCCCTGGAACGACAGGGCAAGTTAGCCCAGGTCGCAGCAGCGACGGGAGCCAATCTGGCTGTGCTGGAACGGCTCCTGGGTGACAAGGCGAGTGAACTGGCGATCGCCGACGACGGCGTGAAGCTGGGAGACAAGCCCCTGCGCGAATACGTCGAAGCCGATGACGCGCTGAAACCCTTCGCTGCTGCCCTGTTTCCGGCGATCGAAAAGACCCCTGAAACCCCCAGACTGCCCAGCGGCAGCCCCAAGGGTGAACCGCCGAAAGAGCCTGATCCTGTGGACGGGCTGATCGGTCGCACCTACTCCGGCTACAAAGCGCTGGTTTCCCCCAAATCCTGACCCCTGACCCCTGACCTCTGACCTCTGACCTCTGA